GAGGGGTTGAGATGCCAGGAGCACTAGACAGTTTATTCAAGAACGTTGCCAAATCAGTTGTCGCTGATCTGGGCAAATCCCTTGACACGACAATCATTTACACGCGCAAGGCGTCGCCAGTGTATAACACCAGCACTGGTGCGTTGACGACAACTGATACGTCTTACTCTTTTGACGCACCAATCGAGTTTGTCGATTCTGGGGAGGAAGAAGGACGCGAAGAACGTAAAGCGCGTTTATACATTACCCCCGATCAGATTGGGGATAATCAACCCACTATTGAGGATACGGTAAGTCTTAAATACGCAGGATCCAACCGTATAGCTCAAATAACCGACATCCGAAGCTACAAGGGCGGCCAAGAGTATCTGTTTATTTTATTGGTGCGGTTCTAATGGCTGCTACTAGGTCTCTTGATTTAGCTGGGCCTGACTTGGACGCCTATATGCAGCAAAGTTTTAACCGGTTGATTTTGACAACTATGCGTCGCCTCGCAACTAAAAAACGCAGTCCTGTTTATACCGGATTTTTTGCGTCTAGTTGGAAGGCAGATACGTCACCAATTAAAGCTAAAGACGAGATAGAAGAACCTTGGGCTAGCCTTAGTAAGGCTAAGTGGACTGATCGCCAAAATAAAGACTATAGGATTGACCCCAGGTTTTACCCACCTAGTAAGGCGTTTAACTATAAACGGCGTGTCTACATTGGGAATACGGCTGAATATGCGGTCTACGCATTAGAAAGCGGAAAAGTTCAGCAATTTGTGCAGGGGCCTGAGATGGCAAAACTTTTTGGGGAAGCGTTTAATCCTCGCTCTCCACGTATTTCTGTAGGGTCTCGACAGGGCATTGGTACGTTTGGGACACAAGCTGGTTCGATTTATACTGGCTATACCGAGCTGTAACCATGACTTTAGTTAACGCCAGAGCAGCTTTTGAAAAAGCAGTTACTGACGCTGTTGTGGCAGCCGACAATACTGTGCTGATGAAATACGACAACGTTGCATTTACAACCCCCGGCAAAACTAAAAAGTACATTTTGATGACTGTTAGTTTTGGGCAGGCAACATTGCAAAATCAGGGAGCAGCGCAAGGTTATTATGCTGGAACGATTCAATGCAACATTTACGTTCCAAAATCTGATGGAACGTCGGTCTTGTCAGCAATTAGTGAGTCTGTCATTGACGGTTTAACTTCAGTCAATGCCAATGGCTATGTAGACGCTTTTAGCACCAAACCTAGAGTGCTAGACATTATTGGTCCTACGCCTCTGGATATTGAGGACAGATCGCACTTTGTCGGTGTAATTTCTTGCCAATTTACTGCTACGGCGTAGTATTGTATTAAGAACACGTCGGTCTTTCATGCGAGCTACAGAGCTTCTTCGTAACAAATTTGGCGTAAGCCAGCTGTATAAGCATGAAGTAAAGCAAGACGGTGAGACGGTGTTAGAGGTCTATTGGCACCCTTTAACTATTGCCGAGCGTGAATCGATCCAAAAAAGTGCTGATTCTGAGGACGCAGGTGATTTTGCCCTCGGGATGATGATCCGAAAAGCATTAGATGCTGACGGTAAACGTTTGTTTCAGGACGGCGAAAGGGCTGTTTTGAAAAATTCTGTCGAAGCTTCTGTACTGCAAGAGATTCAGCTAGCCATGCTGTCTTCTGGGGCGGATAACAAAGTGGAGGAAGCGAAAGCAGAGCTAAAAAGCTAATGGCGATTGGTTCTTCATCTATGCGTTAGCAAAGGAGCTGGGCATGACGGTTGTCCAGCTTTCACAGACGTTGACGCAAGAAGAGCTAATCGGGTGGGCAGCGTTTTTTGAATTAAAAAACGAGCAAGAAGAGAAGGCAGTACAAAGCGCAAGAACAGGCAGAAGAGCACACACAATGGGCAGCAGGTAGAATTGAGTGAAGTGTCGGGCCTGACGCGGCTATGGATTACGGCTTAAACATAGTTGCCAGCGTTAAGGGCCAGTCCCGGCTTGATGCAACGCTCAGAACAATTGGGCAAATTCGTAATCTTGCAAAAGATATAAAGCCAATTGATTTAGGCACGAAACGAGCAGGTAAATTAAATGACGAAATAAGAAAGGCCAAACTTGAGTTAGATAATTTTGCAAGAGGTGTTACGAATGCAATGCAAAAAGGAGACAAGACAACGAGTCTGTTTTCTTCAACACTTGCAGGAGCTACAGGGCAGGCAAAAGCATTTGGCGTAGCGTTAGATAACATAAATTTTAATAAAAATGCGACTGAAGCTAAAAATTACGCAAACGCTTTAGCGCAAGCTGAAGCCAAAGCTGAAGGTTTGGCAGCTACTCAAAATGAATTAGTAAGAAACGCTCGTCAACAAGCAGGAGTAGCAATTGGCCCTGCAACGCAATTAGGTACTCCAGACGCTCTTGCCCAACAGGTTAGTTTTGAATCAAGCCAAATTACAAAGGCTAACAAGCTCCGCCAAGAGCAAGCCTCTTTAGTGGAGCGCATAAATACGCTTGCGTCTAAAAATGTTCAAGTTGGTCAGCTTAATAGCCAGGTCGCAAGAATAAATCTTGCTCTTGACGAGCGACGTGTTGATGCAGCCGAAGAAATGGCTGAAGAGCTTAGGGATCAAATTAGGCAAAACGAAAAAATTATTAATCAAAATAAGAAAAAGAAAAAAGATGCAGACGAAGAAACAAAATCTACTAGAAAAAGAAATGTACTCGCTGACGCCGCTCAGGGAGCCATTCTTGGCGGTGGTTTTCCACTCCTTTTTGGTGGTCCCAGCTTTGCTGCCCTTGGAGGATTGCTAGGCGGAGGTGCTTCCGGAGCTGCGTTTGGCCAAAAAGCTTCATTTGCCGGGGGGATCGGCGGCTCAGTGATTGGCACGGTATTTGATAACATGATAAAAGCGGCACTAGAACTTGGAGAAGCTTTAGAAAATCCAACAAAAAATATTCAAGCACTTACCAAGGCGCTACCTATCTCAGGAACGAAAACCAAAAGTCTTATAGATCAATTAAACAATGTAGGACTTTCGTCAGTCGCTTCATCTCTTGCTTTAAAAACTTTAGACAAGGAATTAGAAAACTTTGGTTTAGAAAAAGAAGGGCTTAAGAACTTTAAAGAACAAACTGATGAGTTTTCTAACGCATTTACAAGATTAAAGATTGCTGCAGCCGTAACCGGGGGCAATAAACTTATTAAATTTTTAAATATATTGACAAGTTTTATAGGATTTTTAGACGAAAACGCCAAAGCAAAAGCTAACTTAATGGATGCAGCGTTATCAGATCTAGGGCTAGGTGCTTCTAGTGGTAAAAACACAAACGGTTCAACAGGCCCAACAATATCTGCTGGACCTTTGGCTCAAAAAAGTAATCCACCAAAGCCACCCGCGACAGCGGAAGAGGTAAGGGCTGCGGCTCTTTTAGCAAACTTTAGAGAAAGAGAAATAAAGCTTGCAAAAGACGCAGCATTGATCGAGCAAAGTTTACTGCAGCTTGTAAGAGGGCGTTTAGCTGAGGCTAAAGCAATAGTAGATATTGATAGAGCGCAAATTGCTTTTGATCAAGCTTCTTTAAACTTTGAATCTGAAAGCAATGAAGTTCAGAAGGAAGTTCTTCGTACCAAAAAAGAAGTAGCTAAATTTGCTTTAATAGAGGCTCAAGCGGCAAGAGAGAACGCAGCAACGCTGCGCAAGCAGGCGGACGCTGCATTTGAATTGGAGCGGAGCACTAAGTCTCAGGCTTTAATACTTAAACAAATAAATGCTGAAACGTCCGCAAAGCAAGCAATTCGGGCCACCAGTCCCTTTGAGAATGAAACATTTTTGCTTGATCCAGTTTTTGGTAACAGTAGAAAGTTGCAATCTGAACAGACGCTGCAATACACAGAAGCTCTTAATAGTATGAATAAAGAGTTAGATATGGTTTACAAAAATTTTGAATTTGGCATTGATCTTAGCAAGCAAGAAAAACTTGCTTTAGTTGACAAAGCGGTTGAGCTTGAAAATCAGATTGCTTTGTATAAAGAATATCAACCAGCAATTAATGAAGCTGCTCTAGCGCAAGCACGTTTTAACGATGCACTTGCGTTTACTAGTCCAGTCGTCGATAGTTTGTTTAATAACTTACAGCAAGTTGTTGCGGGAACCAAGAGTGCCAAAGAAGCCTTTGCTGACTTCTTGATGACAGTTGCTGATCTTTTGATGGAGACAGCAACACAAATGATCGCAACTTATATCGCGATTGGGATTGCACGCGCCTTTGCTGGAATGGGCGGCGGAGAAGCTTCTTCTTCAGACATTCAGGTTATGGGTGCGTCGCCAACCCAAGCAAACACAATAGCGAGAGGGGGTTCTGTCGGTTGGTCCACAGATATGGGTCCCAATGGTGGGGTGTTAAATCCAAAATCGTTTTCTTTCGCGCAGGGCGGTTTTGTTTCCAGCCCGACCAACGCATTAATCGGTGAAGGTGGCGAGCCTGAGTACGTCATTCCTGAATCCAAGATGCGTGAAAGCATGTCGCGTTATTCAAACGGCTCACGCGGCAATAGCGTCATTCCTGCTAACGGTGGCGGCGGTGGCGAAATGCAAGGCAGCGGTGGCGGTGTTGCAGTTGCCGCACCAATTGATGTTCGTTTTTCCGTGGAACGTATCAACAACGTAGATTATGTCACTGCAGATCAGTTCCAGAATGGGATGCGTAGTGCTGCAGAGCAAGGAGCAAAACGCGGTGAGCAGAATACACTGAAACGATTACAGATGAGCGGTGGCACTCGTAAGAGGCTAGGTCTATGACAAGTTTTGCTTTTGGCCATGCACTACGAATAATGCCTAAGCAAACAGTGCTTTACCGTTTCCAAAACTTTTTTATTGGTAAACAAATTACTCACGCAAGTGCTTCTGATCGTCAAGCACCTGTAACTCCCGGAACACGATACAACTTTGTTCCCTTTGGCTTTTCGGGCGTGACAGTCAATCGCACTGGTGACGGTTTAGAAGCAACGCTGGTTTTTCCCAATAACAGTTTGTCTCGTAGCTGGGGCATTGACGCAATTAATGATAGTTGGATAATGGAAGTTGATGTATTGATTATTGAAGATCCTGACTCTGATACAGGCTTGTCAACAGAAAATACCATTGCACATAGTTATGTTGGCCAAGTCACTGGTGGTCAGTGGAACAACGCATCACTGAATCTTGAGCTGAGCACTGTGTTGGATGCTGTTGGAACGGATATTCCACGGCGTGCGCTCAACAAGCCCAACGTTGGCAACTTACCTATTAGCAACAATGTCCGGCTGCGCTGATCTGATTGGGATGCCGTATCGGCTAGGCGCTGACGGCAGCGATGGTCATATTGACTGCATTCACTTGTGTTACGAGGTTTGGAAAGAGCTTGGCATCAAAGCCCCAACGTTCAAACAGTCTTGGTATGAGGCCAGCAAATGGGAAGTGTCTCGTGATTTGTTGAACTGGGGTTTTCGAGTCAAGAAGCCTGAGTATGATGGGGATATTCTGCTGTTACCGCAGCAATCCTGGGCATTCGCAGTCACATGGCAGACGGGAATCTTGTACATGAATCGTCACCTAGAAAAGGTGCAATGGTCTTCGGCCCAGATGTTTACAACGTACCACTGCTTCCGTACGAAAGAGAGTTAATTAAGACGATTGGGATTACAGAAGAAGAGTATCAACTTTTTGCGGCTGAAGTTAGGCAGCGTGGTCGGTTAAGACCTGCAGAATATGAACATGTTCCCAACATTGTTAACGGTTTAGATGGTGGAGTCGTAACCGGTATTTTAATCAACCTTGCAATCAGCTTGGTTCTTACCGGCGTTGCGTATCTGTTGACGCCAAAGCCAAAGATGCCTTCGGCTGCTAAGAGGGGTTCTTCGTTTGATACTGGCAGCATTACCGGGCCAGGCAGATTTAACCCAACTCGTGGGTTTGAAACTTTAAACGAGCTCGCTGATTACGCCTCTCCCGTCCCAATAATTTTTGGTTTATATCAGGGAGAAGGCAGGGGCCAGCATGGCGGTGGGGTACTCGTAACGCCAAAGCTTGTTTGGTCACGGATGTTTAGCTATGGAACGCAACAATCTGCGTTGTTAATGTTTGTTGTTGGAGAGCAAGGCGTTCCAAATGGCACTCACGACGGGATTGCTGCGCCAGAATTAGAAGGAATTTTCTTAGGCAACAACGCGCTTGATCCTGTTCATGAGGATTTGTTTGCTTTTTATTGGTCGCAGGCTACGACTACGCCTGCGGGGCCAAGAATAAAAGGATCAAATTTAGTTCATGGAACGCAAGGCAGTGCTGGTAGCGGCAACCCAAACGTAGATACTGCAAGAAGACATGGCAATACAGAAGATATATTTTTAGTCCCTAGCATCGATTCAGAAAACTCTAAGGATTTTTGCCATGCGTATTCACCAGCTAATTCTGCTGAGTTTGGTGCATACTCACCAATAGCAAACGGCAACGGCATAAAAGTTAATTACAACGTTATTCCAATTGGAGAGAATGTACGAGATGCCGACAGGGACGCTTCTGAAACTAAAAAGAGTCAGAGAGCAAAAGTTATGCAACGGGTTAAGATAGTAGGAGATCAAAATGCAGCTCGTCAAAGAGATTTAGACCGTGGAAGCATTTCTTCCAATGGAGCATTTAGGGGTTCGGCTTATAACAATAACTCATTTGTCGGCAAAAACATTCTTGAACAAAATCAAGCGGGGACTGGGCGTCAGTATAGCCCGCGAATGGGAATAATTAGTGTTGGATCTGCAACCACTGCTTCCGGTGCTCTAATTCGCGAGGTTAATGTTAACAAAGGCGACGAAGCTGTATTCCTTATACACGACGGCGAAATTCCCGAAGATGTATATCAAGACCACGGCGCTTTAAGCGTTAAAGATATAAATAGTCTTGTTCTTGACGCTCAAATTTCTGCTGATGAGCAAATGCAGTTAGGCGAAATATTTGCGATTGGTGGCACGTTATGGAAAGTCACTCAAAGGCGAATAGCAGGGGCTTTTAAAATAAACGATGGAGACCAAAGGATCACTCTTGAATGTATAGACACTTCACTTTCAATCCACAGTGTGATTGGAATCGTAGATCGTGGAGACGTTGTTACTCCTAACATTTATATTGATGACAGGAGAGGTGTAGGGTGCCAGTATTATCCAATAACGAAGTTGGCCGTTGCTTCTTTTAAAAACAATAGGCCAGCATCTGTCACGGAAATTGGGATTAAAAGCACAGTTTTTCAACGTTTAAACAATTTGGCTGCCATCAACGCGTTGCCAGTACCTGCTGAGATCGAAGAATACGGCAGAGACAAGACCACAGTGACTACGGGAACAGCAAATATTCACATTAGTAGAGCATCAGCCTTTCGAATTGCTGTAAAAAAAGCGGACTCAACAGGCAATTTTGTCTTCTTAAATGAATACTTTGTTGTCATTGGAAGTAAGCCGGTAGCTCAATACAACTCTATTCAAATAAAACCTAACTTTTCCGTAAACCAAGAACTTGAATTTAAGATAATACCTATACCGGGCGGCGAACTTAGAAAGGTAAGGAACGATCAATTGTTTGTGCAATTAAAAGCTAGCCCAAACGCTGCCCCAATGTATGTTGGCAACACAGATGTACCTAATTTGGGTTTGATTACTGTTAATTGTCCTGGTTTAATAGTAGATAAAACATTCTTTGCGGACAATGCAGAACTGCTTAGAGGCGGCAGAACAGTCAACATTGCTGGGTCTGCGGGCAAGCCAAGCGAGGTGGAAGTTATACGTTTTTTGCCGCAAAATCAAGTTACTGATAGGTTCAAAGCGCAAAGCATTAGAAGAATTGGACTTGTATCAACACCAAGCACGAATGTTGGAGCGTCAGATGCTTTCTCCTTTGCGCTTGCTGGTGACCCTGATCAGGGAGGTCCAAACAGAAAGACAACAGAAACCACTGAGTATTACGACAGCAATACAAAATTCATAAAGCTTCGCTGGAGCTGGGTAAAAGTAAATTTACCTTCAAACCATTACGCCAGGGTAGACAATGGACAAAGAAAAACTTGGGCGTTTGTTTCATGCGCTGTTATAGATAGCTCGCCGGGTTTTCCGCTAAATCATGAGTTTGAAGTTCGCAGGGGCAAAAACAAAACAAATACTATTGATAGATCGGGAGTGCCTAGGCCAGTGGACGCGGACTATGGGGATCGAAACCCTTTTAAGCGCAATAATCCTGGCATAAGTGATGGAGTTTTGCGTGGATCAGGCTGCAAATTTAGAGTCACTGAGACGAGCTTTTCCCAAGGCGGAGATGAAAGGCAGGCATACTTCTTCGAAAAATTTGGAGCAGCTAGAGATTTAGAGATTAATGAAAGAAGGACCGTAGTTCTCACCAAATCAGTAGATGGAAAAGCAATCTCAGTTAATTTAATCGCAAGAGTTGTGAGGCTTAACAACGACCCCACAGGTGAACAAAAGGGGTGGGGCTACCTTACGCCTCAAGTGCGAGCAAATAATACTGACGAGGGCTGGCAACTAAATGATGTGTTTGAAGATTTGCAGACGGTAGCGGCTAACAACCCGTTTGGCGTCAAAAACAATCAAGCTGGGGCTAGATATGCTGTAAGAGACTTATCACCCATTCGGTCTACTGCAAGCGAATATATCGGCGAAAATTTTGAATTTAACAATGGTTACGCGGATATTAGCTTCTACAGAGATTTAATTAAAAAATCAAACGAAAATGAACCTGAGCACCAGATTGTTTATGTCAACGAAATTGTCCCAAACGATCCCACGCCCTCATACTCAAACTTAACAACTACAGCGTTGTCGTTAAAAGCCAGCAGGGCGTTTGGCCAACTAGATCAAATGCGTTGCTGGTTAGGCAGCGGATTAAAAGTAAAGCGACTGCATCCCCGTTATGCAGCTAATGAAAGCAACCCTTACGAAAACTCTGGCGGTACTTATAGGCAGGAATACGGACCAAGCCATCTATTTACAGATCTTGTGTATTACTTGTTGACTGACCAGATGGCTGGAGCGGGCGGGCTTTTGAACATGAGCGTAAACAATGCGCCACTAGTGGACATTGCAAGCTTCAGGAGTACCTCAGTTTTCTTAGAAAGGCAAAAGTTGTTTTTTAATGGTGTCATAACAGAAAAGACAAATGTAAGGCAGTTTGTGACAGACCTTGCTCCTTATTTCTTGTGCAATTTTGTTATAACTGATGGAAAGTTTGGGTTAGTGCCTGCGCTTCCTTTTGGAGAAAACAGTGGGCGAATTGATGTAGGCAGCGTCACGATTAGCCAACTATTTACGTCCGGCAACATTCTTGAAGATAGCTTTAGCATTGAGTACTTGCGGTCAGAAGAGCGCAGGCCATTTGTGGCAGTTGCACGTTATCGAGGAGAATCTAAAAATAAATTTCCAGAAGAAAAAGCAGTTGTTGTTTTCAAGTCAGGAGCAAGGACGGATTCTGGGCTTGATGCCTTGCCCCAGGAAGACTTCGACTTCACTCAGTTCTGCACGTCCAAAGAACATGCTGAGAAGGCTGCTCGGTATTTTCTAGCAATACGAGAACTGGTTACACACACAGTTAAATTTTCAACAACGGTTTTTGGTTTAAACCTCAAGGCTGGTTCATTTATTAAAGTCATTACTGAATGCAGCCCTTACAGCAGCGCAAACAACGGAACAATTGACAGTTCCGGCAACGTTACGAGCGTTAGCCCTTTAGCCGATGGCCAGTACAACGTGTTTTATTACACAAGCGACGGAGAAACAGACGTAAGAGATGGGACGATGACAGTAAGTGGCGGAAAGGTCACGGAAGCTACGTTCCACGATTCAGTGTTTACGCTTAACGATGCGACTGTTTCCGAGAACGTTTATGTTGTAGAGCAATTAACGTTTTCTCAGGAGGGCACTGTGGACATCGTTGCCTCAGAGCATCCATGCAAAACGGTAGGCGACACTAGAGATGTCAGCGAGCTAGCTCTTGCTGTTGTTGACACGGCTGGGGACTACATGGTGGTGGACGTTTAATGGGCTTCCCTGCGCTAAAACCAACGGCTAGAACGTTTGACCCTGGAACGTATCCGGTCAAAACATACACGGCGCAAAATGGCAGCGAAACGCGCATTTTGTACGGGTCAACCCGTGTAAACACGAAGCTGCAATTGACCTACGCAAACATTACGGACGCTAACGCCGAGCTGTTTGTAACGCATTATGACGAGCAGCAGGGCACGTTTAAAACGTTTAACGCAGCAAATTTAGGTCTTGCGTTTGCAGACGGGTGGGAAGGCACGGGCGAAACTGCTAACAGTCAAGAAACGTTAAACAGGCGGTTGACCGGAGTTCAATACCGCTACGAGAAATCCCCTGTAATTACTCAGGTAGCTAAAGGCCGCAGCACTGTTACAGTAAATCTGATAGGTGTTATCTGATGGCGTTTTTTACCGGAGAGCATGGGTCGTTAGAGCTCGAAGGGACAAGAATTGCTTCTGTTCAAAACTGGAGCTTTGCGGTCAATGTTGCATCCGTAGACACATCGACGTTAGGTTCAACAGACACGACAATCGCTCCAGTTAAAAGAACAACCACAGGCAGTTGTCGAATTTTGTATTACCAACAAACTGCAGGGACGAAAAGTACCGGCAACTCAGCTACCACATTTATCAACAAGATCGCGAAAGCTACGACAAGTAATACCGAAGGAGCAGCTCTTTGGCAAGGCAATTCGACCGACGAGCTTTTTTCGGAGTTAAAACTAAAAGTAGACGACGGATCTACGAATGGTCGTTTAATTGAAATGAGAATTTTGATTACAAGCCTGACTGTAACAATGAGCGTTGGAGAAATCTTTGCTGCGGATATTCAGTTCCAAAACAATGGAGCAATCAAAGGGCTAGATCTCTAATGAGCGTTTACCTTGGCACGTTTGGTAAAGTCGAGTTGCTTCGCTCTCAAGGCGATCGAGCACTTACAGCGACTATTAGGCCGTCTGATGTTAATGTTGCAGCAAAACGATTTAGTTTTTCAAATATCCATCAGGGTCAATTAATAACAGGCGACAAGGTTCGTTTTTCTAGCACTGACAACACAGTTTTTGATCTTATTAGTGGCGAAACACGTACGTCGATAGAAAAATGGGTCTATGTTGACGAAGCCCAAGGTATTAGATTGTTTAACAGTTTTGCCCATGCTGTTAATGGTTTAGTCGCTAACGCGGTAACGCTTGCAGCCCCTGCAAATAATCTTCCTGTCAGGATTGAAGTCAGAACCCAACCCAAAAAAATTCTCGCTCAAGTTCAAAATTACGAACTAAACACTGAGCGCGAGACTGTTGACACCACGACGCTTTCTGATGAATTTCGCACTCGACTGAGCACCTTAATGTCTGGATCGGGAAGTATGTCCTGCTTCTGGGAGTACACAGGGGACACAGTTAAAGAACTACCAAACTATTTAATCGAGCTCATCCTGCGTACAAAAACTGGATCAAAGTTTCATGCAGAATTTTACCTTAAAGCTCCTGGCTACAACCCTGGAGGAGTAGCCGCTAGAGCAAACGATCAGGTTTACTACGAGTTTGATGCGGTCATCACCGGTTGTGCTGTTCAGTTCAGCACTAAAAATATTGTGCAAATTACAGCAGATTTCATTACTACCGGGCCAGTCCAGTTAAGAATGAAGATTGAAGTGCCTGACAGTCTTACTCAGGAGGATAGCGGCGGCCTGGTCTTGAACCAAGAGGTTGACAATACATCCGCTAGCCTAGGCGTAAGAAGTGACGCCTAACACCGGAGCCAATGGCAAATCTTAAAATCAGTGAGTTGCCTGCACTTGCCGGTGCTGACTTGCTTGCAGGTGACCTGCTGGCGGCCGTAGACGTTAGTGCTAGCGAAACCAAAAAATTAACGATCAGTGATTTGATCGCCAATGGCGTCACCCTGATTGCTGATGACACAATACCGGGCGCAAAGATTTTGTTTGCTGCTGGCGGAATCGCCTCAGCTGACCTTGCCGATTCGGCAGTAGTAGAGGCAAAGCTTGGGGCTGGGAGCGTAACGGCAGCCAAACTAGCCAATGAATCAACTGTTGATCTAGTCACAACGCTGCCTGCTGCTGGTGCGTTTACGGGACAGCTTGCTTTAGATACTGACGATAATTTTTTATATGCGTGGTCAGGATCAGCATGGCTCAGCCTTAAGGCTGCTGGTTCTATCAACGCTGTCACTGGCAGCACGGTTGGCCTGGTTGACATTGTCGTCACTACCACCGGTTCAAGCGTTTCGATCGCTGCAACACAGAACGATACCGATGCAGCAAACAAGTTTCTAGCCGGTCCAACCAGTGGGGCTGGAGCGGTTGCTTACAGGGTTATTGATGGCAGTGATATTCCTGTTGCGACAACAAGTGCCAAAGGTGG